GTTACGAATAAAGAAAAAAAAGTTTTGTACCGAGCCGCGCGCACAGTGTGCGCGCGGCACCGAACGCAGCAGGCAGCACTTAAAAACAAAAAGGAGACGTTCCTCACGTCTCCCATTATTTAGCCGTACCACAGAACAGTTTCAGCCACCTGACCGGAGTCACTGGTGATTACGCCATTATTGTTTGTTGCGATACCAGCAACCACATCAGTCTGAGACATTGTTGTTCCGTTCCAGAACAAGTAGCAACAGTGACCTTCTGGGTCACAAGCAAACATCATAACAGATGTAGCAGTAATGCCAACGTTTGAAAGGCGTGCCAGTACATTCTTTGCATTGCCCTCAGTGAACCTGCCGCACCCGCTTGCATTTGTTAGCGGTGCGATATGCCGCGGGTTACTATTATTACCATACCACCCGATAATAGTGTTTTTTTCGTTTTTGGTGTTGGCAAGAAGTTCAAGATCAGTTGCTTTTTGGTTGATGCCTGTGATAGACACTGCGCAATTGGGATTAGCCGCACCAAATGTTACGCCTATCATTTTGTCGACACCTGTAAAGGACTGAACGAAGTTAAGGCCGTTAATTACTACGGAGTTCACAGATGGCCCGATGTTCATAAAGTAGTTAGTACTGTCACAGGTAAAGTTAGAAATAAGGCAATTATTGCCGCCGATAAGGATTCCGAAACTGTCACTGTAATATTCCTTGGACGTTCTCCAAGTAGTGCAGTCAGTGATAATATGATTTGCGCCACACTGGAAACCTAGTTTGCAGTTAATAACGCTTATCTTATTCCACTCTTCGTCATTGCCGGGGGCATATACACCAATGCTAATATCAGAGTTGTTGCCGATAATAGTCAAGTTCTCGCCAGTGAAGTAGGCACCAGTTTCTTCGCCGCTGTCTTTGCAGTGGATACCATGCGTAGTGAATCCAAAGATGCACATTCCCTTCACGGAAGAGCGATGATAATGCGTTGCCTTAATGCCACACTTGGCTTTGTCGTTGCCGTCAATTTGACCGCCGTTAATGCTGAAATGGACGTAGCTCGACAGTGCAGTAGGGCCATCTGGTACGTTGGTGTTGTCAATGGAAATTACACTATCCATATCAGCAGTTGCTTTAAGGATTGCGTTGTTAGCCATATAGACACACACATTATTGGTAATACTGAGCATGGACTTGATGTTATAAGTGCCAGCCTTAATAACAACAATGCCTTTATCGCTGTTCAATGCGGCCTGAACAGCGGCAGTGTCGTCTGCAATGCCGTCACCGATAGCACCGAACTGCTGAGGTGTTGCGATATCAGAATCCTTTGCTTCCGTAAGTTCAAACGGCTCGGCATAAAGGTCGTTCTGAAGTGCAATAGCTTTTGCACTAGTTTTGTCAACGACTTTGTAGAAACTTCCCTTCTTGTCGTTGACTTCTGCATAGCCGCACGTCATAAGCGTGTCATTGAGCTTTACGCGCTTGTCTGCGGCCATGTCGTCCTTCGTGTTATATGCGTACATAGTTTTTCCAACAAGGTCGTTTACAGTGTCAGAGTACTTCAGAACTTCCTTTTCATACCGCTCCACGTTCTGGTTGTACTGCGCCACCTGAGCATTCCAGTCTGCGCTTTTAATCCAGAACTCAGTATTGGTAATCTCAGTGTTTGCAGGAACAGTCTTGCGGCTGACATAGCTCTGGTCATTGGCATATACTACGCTCAGAGCGGCATATTCGCTGGCTTTATCCCAAGCGCCCATGTATTTAGGAGCATAACGAGCACCAATATACTTCTTAATAGCCATATTAGAAACCCCTTTCATTAAATAAACTGTCCACCCATTGAACCAGAACACCCGGTTCACCCTCCCGATAGGATTGAAGAGTGCCTATCACACGTCAAAGTCACTGTACAACTTCAGATTCCCACAGCAAAGCAAGTTTGCCATAGTCCTCAGAATCAGGGTTCGTGTCTGTGTCAAAGTCAATGAAGTCCCAAGTGTTAGGAATCCAAGCGATAAAGTAGCCGTTCTCGTCAACCTCGAACCACACATACTTTACAATTTTGGAAACCATTACCTGTAAGTTGTTGTCAATCCACGTTGCAAGAGCCTGTACATAAGTTTCGATATAGTCACCGTTAATGAGTTTCTCAATCTCATTGTAGCACTCCTGCACGGTTTTGTCAAGCTGTTCAATTTTTGCATTGATATCAGCTCTAAATGCTTCGTTCTCTGTGTTGACTTTGTTTTCAAAGTCGTCCAGCTGTTTCTGTAATTTTTCTTCTATCTGGTCGATTTGAGAGTAGAATGTGATAATTTCATTGAACTGTTTCACAGCGCTGTTGTAGGTTTCAACAACTCGTGCCAGAATCTCATAGTCGCTAGAACCCGGAAGGAAAGTATTCAGGTCAAACTTACCAGGAATCGGCAGTAAGGGCAACGGAGTAAGAGTAGTAAGTGGCATAGTGACACCCCCTTTACAGATGGAAGTAGTCGAGCGCCCACGAGACTAAATCCATAAATATCACCCCATTCAGGGCAGTTCAATCCAGCCCTCAATGTGGTACTCCTGCTCGGCAACAGTATCCGCACCCAGCTGGATAGTGATGTTGTGAAGGCCATCCACAGAGCTGGTGGTGTTCTTAACGGTTGCGGCGGCAGTGGGAGCAAATTCGGAGCTGGTGTTGTACCAGTTAATCTCTGCGTGTGCGCCAACGTTGGGCAGGTTCACACGGAGAACAGGGTTGTCAGCAGTGACAGCACCGGTAGCAGTGAACACAGCATTGACGTGCAGGGCATCGTTCAGCAGGTAGGAAACATCTTCATTGATTTTGATTTTGCTGTCAGCAGACTGAATGAAGTTGACCATAGTTTTACTCCTTTACAAAATTCCCATGAAGCAATCTTTCAAACTGTCGATAACCTCTAAATCCAGATTGCGTACAGATTCAGAGTATTCTTTGAACAGTTCTGCGTAAGACTTGTTATTCAAGCCAGACACAGTTCTGTTCCGGTTGTCATTGTGCTGTCTGTCTGCTGTGGTGTGTTCATCGAATGTGGTTGTTTCTTTGCTGTTATAAGTGGTGGTATCTGTGCTGGTACTGTTACCTGTGTTAGTGCCGTTATTTTTATTTTTGTTAGCAGAGGAAGCGTAGGTGTTATTTGCGATATCACTCTCGATGTTGAGCATCTGAGCAGGAGTGTCAGAATTAACATTGAGGGTGTAATCGTTATGAGAATTGTTTTGGGTACTGCTATTGACAGTGGTATCAACACCAGACCTAGCAAGTACATCAGTACCAGTTTTAGTACCGTTATCCGAACTAGTACCGTCAGCTGTTACAATCTCAGTGAGAGTGCCGCCAGTGTAGAACTTCCACTTCTCGGCCATAGCATCATATAGCATATTGAAGTAAGGCATTTTCTCGTTAAGAGTGTTGTTCAGGAAGAATCTGAATCTCTCAGGCGGGAGACAGCAAATCTCGTTGAAGTAATAGTGGTTAATGATTTTCTGGTTCAGCGCTTCTCTCCACGCTTGCATATCACCAGCAGAACGGAGAAAAGACGGAAGAGGGTAATCTTTCATGCCAATGTCGAACCCATCGAGAGTAAGCAGTTTGCCCAGTTCAATGGTATACGTTGCCATTATTTCTCACCCCCGTTATCATCTTCGTCACGAGCACGCACATAGGAGATAGTGGAAGAATTTTTGCTGTACTTGTTACCGTCAGTGATATACGGCTGATTTGCCAGATTAACAGAAACGTTCAGGCCGAACATATCATTGATAAGTTTGCAAGCGTGTTTACGCTGTGACAGGCCAATGTAAGCCAGAGCATTTGCTTGCAGGTCAAACTGTTCAACCTCGTTAGTTACTCGCCGTTCACGTTTGAAGTCTGCCATGCCGATACCAAGGAAAGACAGGTACTCATTGTACTTTGTAATCTTGATATCCTGCAACTGACCAGCGATAAACGGGGCATCCGTGCGGAGTACCATGAAACTGTTAGGGTCAAATGTGCCTTTCATGCCGTAGATAACAGGAGTATTACCAGTGTACTTCTGATAAACAGCCTGTGCGGTCTGTTTCTGCTTGGTGTCAGTAAGAATCAGGACAGGGGTTTTCTGAGCGCCGATGTTGACTTTGATAGTCTGGTCGATATCGTACAAGTCCCGTGTGTAACGAATAGTAGTAAGGAAAGTTGGGTACATATCCGGAGTGTTTCTGATAAGCACGCAGTCCTTCACATCGTATTCGGGGAACGTTTCCACAGGGCTGATAGGTCTGATATACATAGGCTCATTGTAGAAGTTGATTCCACGAAGTGAGCCATTCAGGCACATATAGCCACGGGTTGCATGGTTGAAGAAAACCGCTTTACCGTAGGTGAACAGGCAATATTCAAGATATCGTTCATTCACGCTGTCAGGTAGTCCTTCCCACTTAAACATTGTGCAAGCCAGAGATTTAAGACGATAGTAGTAGTCAGCGTAAGCGGCGTGGGATGCTTCTTTGTCTGCGAGTTCGTTATCGTAATTGTACATTTGAATCACCTCTTAACTGAATATGGAGCTGATAATCCAGCTAACACCAGCGCTGGCAAGAGCGCCGACAAGATAGCCGACAGGGCCAGCAATGGCCGCACCGATTTGTCCACCTATCTGTGAACCAGCGATATGAACTGCAAGAGTAGTTAAACCAGTAACAACCCAGTTAGATACGACTGGAACAAGATACTTTTGAACAACTGTGGTAGCGACTGTTGATACAACTTGAACCAGAACGTTTTTAGCCGCTTGCTCAATAGATATATCGCCCTTCATAACGCCGCCAATTGACTGGCACATAGTGTTGATGATACCGGGCACTAAGTCTGCGGCAATCTGGTTAAGCTCTGTGCTTTGTGAATGAGAACCAATGTAGGAAGTAATAGCATTTGCTAGTGCATGGGAACCAAGTTCACAAACATAGTCGATTGATTGTCTTTTTGTGACTTCCAAGAATTGACCAGCGGCTAGTTTAACATCGCCTGTTGTTAGTGCAGTAGTAACAGCTTGCCACCCGTCTGCAACAATAGTGTCAACATAAGAATCAAGGAGATTCAGTGTGTGTACACCTAGTTCAGAGTTACGGTCAATCTTAGTAACGTCTACAATCCAGTCTTTTAGCTGTGATTTTGCTTGGTTAATTTCGTTCTGTGCGGCTTGTTGTCCAACGGAGATAGCATATTGAAGCAGGCTGTTTATTTTGTTCTCAACGTACCAGATGGAATTGTTTACAACGTCAGAGCAGAACTTGTTAAGAACTCCAGTGAAATCACCAGTAGTGAGAATATCAGTAGCATAGCCAGCGGCATTTGCTTTGATACCTTCCAACTGTGCTTTAACGTAGTCTTTAATAAGTTTTGCCAATTCGCTGGAAGGGTCAACGTTCTTTGCTGTAATGATTCTGTCAGCGATTCCGTTCACAGTTTCATTAAACTGAGAATTAGTGACAGTGCCATCCTCAGATGCCGCACCTTGTATTACTTTGATATCTGCATCAGTAACGTAAGGGCTTTTGTGCATCTCAACTTGGCTGTAATGATGTTCAGTATAAGGCGTTCCGGGGAAGTCTTTGATATCGTTAGGATTTACACTAAAAGTGTGGCTCACTTTGCCACCATCAAAGTTAGTGTAGTCTGTGCGAGTTGCAGAAGTAAAGTAAATCTGGAAGTGAAGGTGATATCCGCTAGATTTTCCTGTGTTGCCTACTGTACCAAGTTGGTCGCCTTGCGAAACTTTAGTTCCGGTAGATGGGCCAATCTTTTCCATGTGAGCATAACGAGTATAGTAGCAATTGCCGGAAGCATCCTTTGTATCATCGTGACGAATTAGAACGGTGTTTCCCCATGAATCTGAAGAATAGCTCTGTACAACTGTGCCAGCTTTTACAGCGTAGATAGGTTTTCCAGCAATCTGGCCTGGCGTTCCAGTAGTAAGGTCAATAGCAGAGTGAGAAGCACTGAAAGCAGTAGTGCAATACCAAGTTCCAACACCTAGCGGATGAAACCATTCATTAGTACTGTAAAAACCAGTGACGTTATTTTGCGCATTACTGCCGCCAGTTTTGGGTGAACCAGCAGTTATTTTGATTGTGATATAGTCGTGGTTATTGGCGACAAAGTTATTGGAAGTCAGCCAAGGGTTCAGCTGTAATAGCGTTTGGACAGGCACACCGCACATTGTTGAAATCTGCTGAATATCATCCATCCATGAACCGGTATACTGTACTTTTAAGGTGGCGTATACAGCATTGTTGGCAGTTGACGCAGACTTAAATTCTTTTAGCGTTTCTGCCGCTGAGTTTGCCATATAATCACCACCTTACACAATAGCATTGTTTTGTCCAAAGTTTCCGTATGTTGCAGTGTAAACCCAGAAGAATATGCCGTTATTGAATGCGCGTTTGATAATGTTCATATCATCGTCAGGAAATTCACCGCTGGCATTCAAGCCATTTGTTTTGATGTAAGTCCAGCTGGCTCTGGCATGAAGGTTGATTGCTCTGTACTCGCTCTGTTTGTAGCCATAGACGGTGAGGAATTTGTCACAGCGTTTAACGATATCAAGCGGCGGTACTTTGAAACCGTAGGACAAAGCCGTTTTACCTGTTGCAAGATAGATATTACTAGAAGCAACACCGCCAACGGCGGGGGCTGTCATGCTTTCAGTTATGTAAGTAAGGTCTTGTGAAATATCGTCAACGCCGTAGTCGTATATTTTTTGTTGCTGTGCTGTTTCGTATACATTCATTCCAGCTTGAGCAATAGAAGATGCTGAATTTAGTGCTCCGCCAATAGCGCCGCCAACGCCACCAAGGGCAAGACGAGCTAAATTAAAAGTGCTGAACTGACTGGCAGTTGTTCCCGCCGCTTCAACTCCTGCAATTGCAGTTTTAAGAGCGGCAGTGTTTCTAGCAGTAGAGCGCTCAATACTAGCCCTTCTGTTATAGATTGCGTTGCTTCCAGCGTGAAGATTGAAGTCATTTTTGTATTGGTTGTATGACCAAGTGCTTTCAGGAATTACAGCTGTTAAAGCTAGAGCGGCTATGTTGTTGTTACTATAATTGTTGACAATAACACCGACAGTGCCGGATGTTTCGTCTACTCCAATTTGTAAACTAATATTAGAGCCGTTAATTCCCTCAGGATTGAACGTCATTTCTTGACCGTACATCTGAACATAAGCTGTAAGAAATGCGCCTGATAATAGTTTTTTATTGCTTGGAATGTATGTTGTTATGCCAGTGCTTGATATGCAGTCTAAGTGGTCTGGGTGTTTAGCAAAACTTACGGATTTTGGGCGGTTCAACGGCGATTGCTGAATCCTAGAAACAGCAGTTGCAGTTCCCTGTTTAACATAGTTGTCTAAGTGGTCTTTAAGAGTGGCAATGTTTGAAATGCTCAGTGAAATTAGCTTTCCAGCGCCACTGAAAATCCCATTTTCAAGCGTTCCATTATTGGGAGCGCCAGTTGGAGAAGATGTTGCAAACACTGTGATAAAATCTGGTGTCATGTCTTGACTGCCAACCTGAAAATAACCCATGCCGGAAGAACTGCTGAAATCCTCAGGCACGATGTTATCTCCGGCAACATCAGTATCACTGTGGCATCTATCAACATAGCTGTCATAGTATGTGATATCGAAGAACCAAGTCTGGATAACGTCTGTGCTGACGTACAGTCTGACGGAACTGTTGCTTGCCCACTCGATTCTATCAATGAAGGCATAGAACCATTTATTGGTAAAGTTGTTGTTCTGGTACATGATGTAGTTACAGTTATACAGCAAGTCCACTTCGCCGTCCACAACAATAGTGTTATTCTTTTTAATGTACTGGAAGTTATCGTAGGTTTTAATCGTTCTGCCTAAAAAATAGGCAGTTTGTGCTTCTCGATTAGGAAACCACAGCGTGTTTCTGTAATCACTCTCGAGCGGAGTGTCGAGTAGCCTTAAAGCAGTTGTTGGTGTAAACATAATTTGTACCTCTCTTGCCCCTATCCCGCCCTCACTGGTCTAAAGCTCAACCAGCTACCGTAAGAGAGAAAATTATGGAGCAGTTACGTTAGGAAGATTACTCTTCGGTGAATGCCCACGCATTAGCAAACGGACTGCAAGCCATAGTCTCCCAGTGATGCAGGAAGTAGGTGCGGCTCAGAGTGCTTGCATTGTACGGGGTTTCGGCCATCTGGAAACGGTTGTCATGGGTGCGCAGGAAGGTGTTGTCTGCGATGATGGCCAGCGTCTTAGCGGCATCACCGGTATCACCAAAGCTGTCAACCATCACCTGACGGCCAAGGAAGTCAGCCTTGCTCATGTTGAACGCCTTAGCCAGAACTTCAACGTCAGTGAAGGCGGCAACGTCAGCACGAACCAGAACGCTGATACGGTCAGGAGAAGTCCAAGTAGTCAGGGGGGTTGCGTTTGCAATGCCCTGAGCGGTAGCCATCTTCTGATAGCAGTTGTACTTGGTAGAGGGGAACTGGAACTGAAGATACTTAGCACGCAGGTCGGTGACAAGGGTTTCAGCAAAGGCCCGGTGGTCAGCACCAGCGGGCAGAGAGGTTTTGTTGATGTTGCCATCGTTGATAGCCTGACCAACAACACCCTTCATCAGCGTGAACTCGTCGATGTTGTCACCGCTGGTCAGGGTGTTCAGAATCATCGAGACGAAGTTGTTGAAGGTATCGGCGTTGGCGAAAGCGCCAGCCAGAACGGCATCATAGACAGTAACCTTGTACTTGTCCTGCCGGTTGCGGCGGTAGTACACGGTCTTAACATCAGGAGAAGCAGGAGACAGAATGTCACTCATTGCAGAGCTGTCGTAGGGAGTAGCAACAGCAGGATTTGCAATGCTGTCCTGCACGTCAGTGCCGTAGGGGATATCAACACCCTTGAAAATACGAAGGGGGTTGTCATAGGTCATGTTGTGCGCTTCCTGAAACAGAATGCGGTTCACCAGACCATTGATGAACTCATTCATAAAGGGAGTGTACTGCATGATAGCGCCACCAGTTGCCTGAAGAGTGGCATTGGTAGCAAGCGGGATGTTATCTTTCAGCGTGGAACTAGTCTCAATGACTGCGTTCACAATGTCGATAGCAGTTGCCATAGTTTGTCACTATCCTTTCTAAAATGTTTAACCATAACTCGCTTCCGCTCGTGCGGGAGATGAATAATGGTTTGGTAAATCAGCCCTTGAGGTTAAGTCGGCCATTGGTAAACAGGCGGTTGATGGGGTCTTTGTCCTCTTCCGGGCGAACACCCTGCTTTAACTGTTCATCGGGAACAGTAACACGAAGGAAGAGATTCATGTTGTCTTCTTTCAACTTCGCATTTTTAGCGGTGAGGTCATCCACACTGCGCAGAGCGGTCGCTTTTGCGGCAACCTCTTCGCTAAAACCAGTGGTCAGTTCTGCCAAGATGTTGGTTACTTCGCCTTGGTCTGCGTTATCTCCCAAGTGCTTGATAAGCTCCTGTGTCTTGGCATTGAAATCGGCAAGCTCCATAATTTGCTCCTTTCAATTATTTAGTGGTTGTTCGGTAGTCCCACCGTGACTTTCCCTCTCTTACATCCACATGAACAAAGGTGTCATAAATGCCAAGTCCAAGTGAATTAGGGTATTTAGAATTGAGCCACGAGTACAGCTTGAGCGGCGAAACGCCTGAGATATAAATATCTGCGGCGTTGCCAAACATATGCTGTGATTTAGGACTGGAATTTTTGAGTGAGCTGTTATAAGCTACTGTGCGATAGGCTGAGTTGATAATGAGCGGTTTGTTGTAATGGTTGCGGATGATTTCAAGAAGTTCAAGAAGTGCTTTGTTAAGCACAATGACACGGGATAAGTCAGAACAGCGAAACTCGTGCACTTTGAAGTGCGGAGACAACTGTTCATCGGGGTTGAGGGTGTAGTCGAAAACATAATACGATTTAGTGTTCAATGTGCTCACCCTCTTCTTTCTTGTTCAGTGCAGACAGGAACGGCGCAACCAGTTTAACCAAGTCGGGGTTAATCTGACCCAGATTCTCAAGCACAGAAATAGCTTCCGTGACGATAACCAGAGTGCAGATAGTTACGGCAGCAGGGAAATTGAAACCCATGTTCACATAGTCCATAGCATAATCAGCGAGATAGCCGAACGCAATGAACAAGATAAAACTGGCTTTCTTGTAAATTCCTTCCCTTGCCTTTGTGGAGTTCAACTCTTTGTTTTTGACAGCTTTCAACACTCCGGTGAAAACGTCAATCAACATAAAGGCCAGAGCGAGTTTTACTTCCACTGGAACGGAATAGACGGCATTCATAAGTTCACCCCCTTTCCGGTCTAGCTTCTATAATTATTATACCATCGGTAGTTGAAAAATGGAAGTAGGTATGATATAATTATTTTAGAGAGAAAATGTTCCACATGGAACAAATAGGAATAATTCCTAAAAAGGGGCTGAGACAATGGATGACTTCTATGACGGTACAAAGCTACTGTCTTTGATGGACACGAACGGCAACAAGCCAGAGATTTATATGTGTACCACCAACCGTTCTGGCGGTAAGACTACTTGGTTCAACCGGTATTGCGTCAAGCGTTTTATCAACTACAAAGAGAAGTTCATGTTACTGTATAGGTTCAACTATGAACTTGACGGGTGCGCTGACAAATTCTTTAAGGATATCGGCGTTCTGTTCTATCAAGGACACGCCATGACCTCTCAGCGCAGGGCCGCTGGCATTTACCATGAATTGTTTCTTGACGGTGTTCCATGCGGTTATGCTGTAAGTATCAATGCGGCAGACCAGATTAAGAAGTATTCTCATTTTTTCTCAGATACCGCTCGAATGCTCATGGACGAGTTCCAGAGCGAGACAAATCATTACTGTTCAGATGAAGTAAAGAAGTTCCGGTCTATCCACACTTCTGTTGCTCGTGGTCAGGGCGCTCAATCTAGGTATGTTCCTGTTTATATGCTGTCTAACCCTGTTACCCTGCTGAATCCTTACTACGTTGCAATGAATATCAGTTCACGACTGAATGACAACGTAAACTTTCTGCGTGGCGTTGGCTGGGTACTCGAACAGGGATATGTCGATGCCGCTTCTAAGGCACAGGCTGAATCCGCTTTTAACAGTGCGTTCAGCGGTGACACATACGATGTGTATTTGACACAGGCTGTGTACCTGAACGACAGCTCTGCATTCATTGAACGTCCTACTGGCGCTTCTCGTTACTTGGGTACTATCCGCTATATGAACAAGGAATACGGGTTGAGAGAGTTCCCAGATACAGGTGTTATTTACTGTGATGATAAACCAGACTTGACTTACAAGTTCAAGCTGGCTGTCACAACAGACGACCATAGAGTGAACTATGTTATGCTCAATGCGTACAAGATGTTCACAGACCAGATGCGGTATTTCTTCGACCATGGCGCTTTCCGGTTTAAGAATCTGCAATGCAAAGAAGTTATCTTGAAAGCGCTGTCTTACTAAGACAAGTTCACGAAGTGAACAAAACAAATCTGCGCTATGTGCACACTTATGTCGCATGAGCGTAGCGAATTGACTTATCCCTCTGAGACAGTACCACCGATACAGGCGGGTTTTTGCAACGGCGATGAACCGTCCGCTATGTAGTTTCGTATCTGCAATGCGCTTTGGTGCACCTCAGAGACAGGATATAGAAAACCCCTCTTGCCGTTCCGTTAGGTTCGACTTGAGGGGTTTGTTTTATACATTTACAACCAGAAAACAATCAGCTTACATATTACCATCTCAATGACAAAAGAGCCGCAAGAATCAACAGTACATCACAAATGTACACCGACTTATCAAGTTTATACTTGTATCTACACACAGTGATATAAATAGAATAGGATGCCGCAATTGCAAACACGATAACTACGCTCACTTTTTATTCTCCTTTTCTTTAGTGTACCACAGTGTAAAACCAGAGCCAGCAATGATTGCTGTGAACGTCTTATTGGTATCAATATGATACATGAAAACTTTAGACCTTAACATATCATTGGACAGAGATGAAACTTTGATTGCACCATCGTTGATGCCCGGCAGATGCACATACTCTCTGTTCAGAGAATAGGCGACATACGCGAGTGAATCTTTAGACAGGCATTTTCTGTCATAGTTCTCTCCGGGGATACGGATTAACAGGTGCTTCTTTTTGAGCTTTTCTTCTGTCACTCCTTTTACATCAGGGATAATCCCATTACCCATTCTGAGTTCCCCCTTGCTGTAAGCACTCACCAGCGTTTACCGCTGTCACCTTGTGGAAAATGAACCAGTCTTTAGGCTCAGGCTGATAGTGCTTGATATGATATTTGCAACTAATGCAATCACAGCCACCTGTGCGCTGGTCATAGGAATGGTCACAGATTTTATGCAACTCTGTCATAGTATCACCCTTTCAGATAGTGTAATCATCTCACGCACTCCCTAACTTGGATTCTTACTTTGCCTTTACGAACCTCAAACGTGCTAACGTGCAAGTTTCTGAGCTGGCGCTTCATTGGGTCAAATCTGCCACGGTACAGAAGCGTGAAGAAACTCCACAGCTCAAACTCAGTTTTCCAGCCACAGTTCTGGCAAGACTGGTAAAATTCTTCAATAGTCATTTGAAATACACCTCACAATCAAGAATGCAACCAGTGAAATCAATTTCCTTGTCATTATATCACCTCATTGTAAAATCAGTATCAACCAGCAACACACCACCCTTAATTCTTCTGGGAAGCAGTTTACCGGGAACTGTTAAACCTGTCTTGAAATCTTTAAATGTGCGTGTTTTACTAAGAAATGCAATCTCTTCTGGCGTAAGTTTAGAATCAGATAGCGGTTGTTCTTCATTTCTTGGATTTATGCCGTTCTCAATGTCCTCTGCAACTTTGTTGTCAAAGGATTCTGCAAACAGGTCTTTGCACTTTTTTGGCATTCCTGCACACTTGATGTTGTAATAAGGGTTCTCTATCGGCTCTAAGTCCTCAGCTACAACGTGCTCAATGTACGTCTTTTGCCGCACAAACCAGCCGATATTCCAGCTCGATTCTAGCTTCCAACAGCAGAAATTTGATGGATGCACTGTAATACCTTTTAACTGCTCAGGCGGCAGGTCACAGTGTATACTGTCTGTGTCGGCGTAGATAAATCCGGGCTTGTCCTTTCCGTAATAATTTTGTTGAGCCGCACGAATGGTAAAGTTGCGGGCATAACTAGTGATAGCTGAACCAACTGGAATGTATCCGGGTTTTTTGTCATTTTCGTCCACCTCGTAGAATCCAACAGAACCATCATCTTTTTCAAATGCAACTTTAAAAGAGCTGTTCATGCTAGATGCCATTTTTCCGTATAAGTTGTTTAGAAATAGTTTTGCAAGTTGTCTCATAGCGCCTTTGCTTGTCTTTTTGATTGCGGCATACTTGTCAATATACTCGTCAAATAGGCCAATAGTTGAATCGAACTCGCAGTAATCAAGCAGTTCATAATCAACTAGATTGTAGTGTTCACGTAGTAGAATGAAATCTGTCTGTGTTAATGTAAGCTCAACTCGTGTATCGTGTAAGTTGCCGTCAATGTCATAGTATTCGGAACGTGGAATACCGTCTTTGCCAACAATATCTGAGCTTTCCAGTGCTTCTGTTCCTTTGTACATCCAAGAGCCTTTAATCTGTACAAAAGGCAACTTACCGGGTTTCAGATAGAATCTGGTTTTAATGCGGAAGAAATAGAACTTTCCGTATTCCCACAGCTTTTTAGGCTTTTCTGTCGGCTGAAACCAGAACGGGTCATATTTTATAGGACAATTGTATGCGTCCCAGATATCACCTTCGTTTGCTTCAACATGAATGAACTTAGGCTTGCCAATAGGATAATCTGAGCCAGATTCAGAGTGCATTACAGAGGGATACAGACTGTTCACATCTGCTGTAACACCATTTCTATACTCCTTGCACTCTTTGCCTTTCACCAGATAACACCAGCCACCTTTGTACGATTTGTGAATCCATTCGCCAGCTGTGCTAGAACCATAAACTTCTGGGTCAAGCGGTATTTTGTACAGGTCTGGGAACAACGTGCTGTAATCGTCTCCGACTGTGTGCCCCTTCTTGAACTCGTCCAAACAGCACGAACCAATTGTCAATTTCTTATGGCCCTCTGAGAACATAAATTCAAGTGCTTCTTTGATAACTAGAACGTCATTTGCGATGTACTTTAGTTCTTCTTGAGAGATAGGACAACCAGCGTATCTGTGTCCTTTATACTCCATATCTAGTTTCTGGTGTTTGGTCTTGAAACTGATACCAATTTGTTTCAGGCTGAATGGCAGTAGTTTAAGACTGTCTTTAAGTTCAATGTAGTGTCCATTCACTTTGATAGTCATAGTGTACCATTGGCCCATATCTGAGATAACGTATTTGAACGACTTGTCAGGCATTTCCCAGTTCTTTTTGAACTTTCCACCCTTCTGGTCTGGCGCTGGGTCAAAAGCTTGCTTGAATTTGAGGTCATAGAGTAGATACGACAACCAGAAGTTTCCATCAAATTTGAGGTTGTGGAAGTATACCACAATGTTCTCATTCAATGAGACATAATACTCATACAGCTCACCAATGGAATGGAAAACCATAACGTCCTCAGTCCACAGTTCAACACTAGCGGCACTCCACACCTCAGTCGCTGTCTGTTGTCTCGTATTCTCTTCAACTGTTGTCTCAAAGTCAGCACTGAAAGTCCGCCACTTTTCGGAACGTGACATTAGATATCATTCCTCATTATCGTCATAGTCGAACTGCCCTTCAATAACGTCTTGCATATCACTCATTCTATTCCATATGACACCGGGTTGTCTATCACTCGGCATAAATATTTTGAGCACAGTTTGCAAAGCGCTTGCGGCATTTCCAGCATAACCAATAGCGGCTATAATAGACGCTTCTTGTAACTCGGTATAGTTATCATTTATACGTTGTGCAACCGCCTGTATACCTTCTCTTGCAACAAGGGCTTGCAAAGCGGCACGCATTTCATAGATGTTCTGGCGGTTCTTTTCAACTATCTTTTCTTTGCCATAATCTCTGCCACCCCTATAATTTGGTGCATCCCAATTGGCGTGCATAGTTCTCCACCACGATTCGTCAATAGCAGTTGTTGGTGAATGAATAACATCAGTAAGAAATTGCTCAAATTCACCGTATGCTTTTAAGTCAACAAAGGACTGTGCAACAGTTTCAGCTGTGTTGTCCAGCATAACTTCTTCTTGCCTAGCTGGCTTTACAGACTCTCTGTAAATAGAACTGCTGGCATAAATAGCATACCGTTCTACTGCTTTTTCACCAGAAATGGGTATACCCTGTGCATTTTCAGCGTACACATAATCTTGAACCTTCTGAGGGTCACTTGCTATTTGCCGCATTCTCTGCACATCTCTCAAGCGATACTTGTCAAGCTCAATCAAGCGCTGTATCTGTGGTGTTACTTCTGCTGTGCCACCTTCTGTCCGCACTTCCTGAATATACTGATTCACCTTGAGCAACAACTGCTGTTTGGCCTTTGCCAGCTCTCTAGCGTGCATAGCGGCTACTTGTTGGCGATGATTCATAATTTGTTCATCTCCTTTATAAAAGAATCCCGGCCAGTGAATTGGCCACCAGCCGGGATACGGTAAGTAATTTTATTTAAGAAGAACTTCGCCTTTCTTCTTAATTAGCTGTTATTCATGCTGGTGATTAACTAACCACAACGCAGTCGATGTAATCACGTCCGTTCTTGGAAGTTCCAGTGACAATCTGAATGCTGTGGAATTCTTCACCGAACTGACCGAAGGTTGCCACAGCGCTCTCAAAAGAGCGGCAGAACGTTGCAGAGTTGGTACAGTAGGCAGTGCCATCAACAGTAGACAGGGCCAGCAAGGACATTTCCTTACCATCCTTGTCAGGCTCAGTGTACAGCACCCACTTGTCCAGCTCAATGGTCTGGCCCTTGATATCGGTCAGCTTTTTGCGCTCGGGGGACTGCACAAGCTTGTACAGGTCAAAAGCGGATACGACATTGGCAGACTTGTTGATGATATTCATAGTAATACTCCTTACTTGTTATGTGTTTGTTGAATGGATAAACTTACTGTGCGTTCTCGTCAGACTTCTTCTGACGCTTGCCAAACTGGGCCGCTTCCTCGGGGGTGATATCGGTTTCCTCGATAACATCAGCGTTATCGAACCACTGAGCGGCAGTCATACCATAGGTCTTGACCTTGCAAGACAGGCTGGTAACGGCAACAGGGTTGAACTCGTCATTTTCCCAAACCTTCTGGACGGCCTTGAGTGCGGCAGAGTTGTCAGCGAATGCACCCTCGAGAGTGACAGTCAGATCAACCACCTCGAAGGTGTTCAGGTCGACGGCCTTGACGGCAGCAGTGGTGACGATGGAACGGCGGGTGATAGAATATTTACGCATGATGAATACTCCTTTGTGTTGTGTTGAAGCGTCTAAATTAGGAGATGGAAGTTATCTCCCACACTTATTGTACCATATCTGGGTACAGATTAACATGGACTTTTGTTGCGTTCGGAATAGAGATTTTTATACACCAGAGTTATGGGTCTTATCAATGCGACTGTTAAAAATTTAACAATCGGGTATTCCCAACTAAGGCGGGACTTTCAACAGTTTCAACATAGTTTTCAACACTCCTTTCTCGTGGTAATTACAGGTCAAACAGTAATTCGGCTTTTCGATAGGTGAAGTGTTCCAACGGGTAATTAGAACCGGACTTGACCAACCAGATGGGCAACCCCTCTTCCAAGAGGTAGTTCATAGCGTCTGTGGGCGATTTGAACCGATTCTCAATATACGGGTAGAACGCCACATCAGGGTCATCAAAAACCCTCGTGTCCATAGTGTAATAGGTATTCTGGAGCTGTTCAGCAGAATACTGGGTCAGCAGATGCTTGTATACACGGTGGGCCAGCTGGGAACCATTAAGGCGTGAACTCATTTTGCAGAATCCCCCTTTGCATCCATGTAGCCGGATATGTACTGTAATACTTCATCCAAGTCCTTTGCCGTGTTTGGCGTAACATCAGCCTTGACCATAGTACGAGCCAGCGACAGTGCGTTGTACAGCTGAACCAGCTCAATGGATTTATAGTTCTTGATATACAACCTAATCATATCACAGCCATCCTTTCAAAGTTGCGTACAGGTACAGGCCAAAGCATACAGCAACAGCCGCTAAAATAGGTGCGATACACTGGAAATGATACAGAGACATTTTTCATGCCCTCACTTTCTCGTGGTAGTTCCCACGTTAGTACCCTGTACAGCGGTACAGGATACCGGCCTAAGAATTACAGATTGCTTTACGAGATAATAACATTCATATCGCTTTGCATACATACAAGCGGACATAAATATCACTGTATTCACCGGACTTCTGAACGGCCGTAACGTGTTCAGCCCACTGCTGACGATTGAACACGTCACTGAACCAGTACTCAGCACGGGACTTGAGAATCGGATAATACTTTTTTCATTTTCATAATTGTACACCTCTTCAATGTTACTTGTGTTCGTGGATATCAGTAGCAAACAACGTACTTGAACTTCACATCAAACTCATCTGCACCGTCACCGTGGAGTTCACTAATGATGCCAAAACAAATCATACTGTTTTCAGCATCACGCAGATACCAGTGGGAACGGTCAAACTCAATGTGGTCACCCCAAACAGAGCACACATAATTCCAGCGGCGGTCACCCCATTCGGTGGTGCAGTCAAGGTACATCTCAATCTTAACAGTCTTTTTCATACAAAACATCTCCTCAATGTTTCTCTTGTGATTCAATTTGTGGTTTCTTTTCACCTATATTGTATCACATTTTTGATTTCTTGTCAAGGGCTTTCTTTGAACCTCTGTTTTGGACTTCTCTATGCCGTTCCATCTGGTTCTCTGTTGTTCCCCCTTTCATTGTCTATATTATACCACCGTTGCTGTACAATGTCAACAGGTAATTTTTACCAGTGTTGTTCTATGGCGTTGTGACAACACTGTATAGTTGTACAACGAACAATAGTGCTCCGTTATGGAGTACAAAACTTTTTTTTCTTTATTCGTAAC